CCGTGCTTGAGCAGCAAGGGCACCTTGGCGCTGGTGCGTGCCAGGCCGATCCAGTCCTTGGTGGCGACGTCGGTGTCGCGGAAGGTGATGCTGCCAGTGGACACGCGGCCGGTGATTTCTGCACCGTCCACATCCGTCAGGTCTTGCTTGACGACCTGTGCACCGACGTCGAACTGGAAGGAGCTGCACGCCAACGTGATCCCAGCGAGCGCCACCGTGGTGTTGAGCTTGTTGACCCCGATGGGCTTCTGGAATGCGGCGTAGTTGACCGCCGGCATGGCACCCACGTCTTCCACAGGAATGAACGAGCCCGTGAACTCGAACTGGTACTTTGGGATGCCCTTGGCGTCGCAGACGATCTTGCAATTGCCGCGCGCGCCGGCCATCTTGTAGAGACGCTTGTCGATGGTGGCGTAGATGGACAGGCTCTCGATGCCGTCGGTCACCGGGGCAAACAGCGTGTGCGGGTCAGGGTCTGGCGCTGGCGTGTTGGTGGCGCTGGCACCGCAGGCGCGCAGCAGCGGCGTGTAGCCCGGCAACGTGCCTGCCACGCCCACCCCGGCAAAGCCCACGGAGAAGGCCACCTTGCGGTACTCGGTCACCAGGATGGTCTCCGAGGCCCCGAAATACGGCCGGATCACGCCCTGGTCGGCTTCGTCGCCTTCGATGGGCGTGAGCGTGACGTCGCTCACTTCGATGGCATTGGCGGAAGTGACGGCGGCCAGCAGGCCCACCGTGGCCTCGACCACCGCCAGGATGGCCATCTTGCGGAAGAACTTGGGTGCGCTCATTGCTTTGCGTCCTTGTCAGAGGGAGTGGATTCGTGGGCCGTGCGCTCGGTCAGCGTGCGCTGGCCGCTCACGCGGGTGTAGAGGCCGCCCAGGCCGTGGTGGGGGTCGCGCGGCGCGGCGTCGGCCGACGCGGCAGGAACCAGGGCAGCGGCTCCGCTGTGGGCGGAGGCGGCGCCGGCCTCCTGCGCGGTCGTGTCCTGCGCCTGCTCGTTGGTGGGTTTGCCATTGGCTTTGCTCACGGGTTGCTCCTGTAAAAAGATTTCCAAACGAATCGGTCGATCCACCACAGCCGCCCATCGCCATCGAAGCGCAACAACTGCCCGCGCACCTTGGTGACGGGCTCGCCGGTGTCTTCGTCGGGTACCCAGCCAGCCAACGCTCCGCGCACTTGCGCCCGGATAGGGGCCAAGGTGGCCAGGGCTGCTGCGCCGCGCGTGTCACGCAGGTTGGAGACAGCCAACACCACGCCAAACTCGTTCAGGTCGGTTTCGTCGTAGGTGCCGGTGTGGGCTTGTTCGCTGGCCTGGTCCGCCAACGGGATGACAAAGGCCGATGGCACGGTCACGGCGCCAGCCAGGGCTGCATCCATGTCTGCTGCGCCACCGATGGCCTTGAAGCCGGTGGTCTCGGCCTTGAGGCGGTCAATCACAAAATCCAAATCCATCGCGGCCCCCTCAGAAGCCGCGCAGGCTGTCGTCGGTGACTGCACGGGCACTGAACCCGAACAGCACCTCGCCGCCGCCTTGCTGGGCGTCAGTGGTGACCAGGTCACCCGCGCTGCCGCCCCATGGGCAGGACAGCAGGGCGCGGCCTTCGGCGATGGCCTTGAGTTCGGCCATGGCGGCCTGGTACCGGCGGTACACGTCCGAGTCCTCTTGCACCGCATCGCGCAGCCAGAAGCGCGCCAGGTCGCACGCAATGCGCACCAGCTGGGGCGGCGCCACACGCTCGGGCTCGCCGCCGGGCACCGTCAGGGGCTTGGCGCAGCCCAGCAGCGGTAGGCGGTAGACCTGGCCAATCCAGCCGTCGATGGTGGCCTGGGCGTCATCCAGCTTTGTTTCAATGCGCGCAGCGTTGACGGCCGCACCATCGGGATCGGTGAGCTGGGTTAGCTCTGCCTCGCTGAAGCGGGCGAGCATGTCGGCGACGGTGGCATAGCGGAGCACGGGCATGGCGGGCGATCAGGCGTCAGGCGTGAACGTGCTTGTAGAGCTGCACCTCGATGAGCTGCCCGGCCTGGGTGGCCGCGCCCAGCGCCCGGCCACAGTGGTCGGCAGCACTACCGGTGATGGCCTTTCCGTCCGTGCCCACCTTCACGTAAGCGCCGAAGGCGATGGCAGCCTCGGCCTCAACCAGGTAGCTGTAGCCGGTGACGACGCTCACGGCATCGCCGATCTCGGCGGCCGTCTCGGTGACGCCCTGGCAGTCCTTGGCGCCACCGGCGATGGTGGGGTAGCCGCCGTCATAGGCGGCGAAGCGGTGGGTAGCGAGCGCGGCGGTCGCCACCAGGGTGACGGCATGCGTCTTGTCGAACTGGCGGCCGGTGTTGTTTTGCGATGGCATGTTTCAGCTCCTTGGGAATTGGTGATCAGGCGCGCTTGCGGCTGGCAGCGGTCTTGGCGGTGGGCCGGGCACCGGCGGAATCGGCATCGGCCGCATCCGGGGCGCCAGTGCTGCCCTGGCCGGCGGCGGCATCGCCTGCGGGTTCGGCTTCGGGCGCTGTGCGCGAAGCCACATCAGCAGCCACATCGGCACGCGCCCGGTCGAATACGGCGCGCGCGGCGGCTTCGGTCTTGGCGTCCCACTTTTCCTGCGCGGCCACTGCATCCAGATCCTGGATGGCGCCCGAGGCGATCAGCTCCCGCTCGTCGTGCGGCGACAGCTCTGGAACGGGATCGCCCGGCTCGATGGTTTGGCGCGCGCCGCCGCTGATGACGGCCAATGCGACGAGCGCAATCAAGTTTTTCTGCATGTCGGATTCCTTCTGGTGGTTCGGATGGCCCCGCAGGACGTGAGCCTGCGGGGCGTCTCCAGGCCATTGCTGGCCCACGCGCTCTACGGTTGTTACTTCGGATTGGTGAACAGGAAGGCGGCGGTGTTGTAGGCCACGTTGGGGCGGCGCTCAAACGTGGCCCCATACACCCAGCTCTTGAGGCCGTTGTCGTAGTACGGCGTCTCTGCAAAGGGGTGGCCTTCGATCACGTTGGTGAAACCGAAGCCGGGCTCGGCCAGGCTGATGTCTGCATTGCCGCTGCCCCCGATGTTGGACACGTAGGCCAAGATGGCGTTGTTGCCCCACACATCGCGGCCGGTGTCGGTCTCATCGATCCACACCGCATCGCCCACGACGATCTCTGCAAGGTTCAGGATCGTCTTGAGCTGCTCGATAGAGGCCGGGCCCAGATTCGTGCTGGGCAGGTAGCCCTTCACTTCGGCGTTGGTGCGCAGCGCGGAGAAGGCATCGGCCGAGAGCGTCAGGCGGTTGGGCCGCTTGCCGATCTTCTTGCGGATCACATCGGCCGCAGCCAGGATGTCGGTGACCGGTGTGCCCGTGGAGGCGCTCCACTTCGTGCCGCCGGCCAGGGCCAGCACGTGGCCCGCTGCGTAAGTGCCCGCCGTGGTGGCCAGCGTTGCCACCTCGATTTCGTAGTCCAGCCCCAGCACGTCGTTGGCCGTGGCCATGGCGATGCGGCTGATGTCCAGGTAGTTGCCCACGTTGAGCTTGCGGCTCTCGTCGGCCTCGCGCAGCAGCTCGCGCGGCAGGGGCACTTCCACGCTGTACTGGTCCACGGCGTAGGTCTTGCCGTCGTACTTGATGTGAACCCGCTTGGTGGGCGCACCCGGCGCGCGGCGCAGGTTGTAGCGGCGCAGGCGCTCGTCACCCAGTTGCGCCAGCGTGACGCTCGACAGCGCCTGCGGCAGGCGCGGGAACAGGCGCTCGGCGATCATGGTGCCCTGGCCCAGGCCCAGCAGCAGGTTGGTAAGAATGGGGTTTTGCTTGAGCCGGATCTCGGCGGCGGTCATCGTCATGGTGGTGCGTCCTTGGCGGTTGGATGGGGGTGGATCAGCTCGTGAACGAGGTGGTCACGGCCGTGAGGGCCTCGGCGTAGCTCACCTTGTGCTGGCGCATGTAAGCCTGGGCGGCCTTGTCGATTTCCGCGTCGCTCTTGCCCTTGGCGGCGCCGGCCTCTGATGCCACCTTGCCGCCGGCGAACTCGCCGAAGTTCACGACGGGCTTGGCACCGGAGAACAGCCCCTGGAACCACGCCACGGGCGTGACCTTGGTGGTGGTGTCGCCTTCGGAGAACTCCACGGGCTTGGCGTCGGCCAGGGCTTCCAGCGTGGCCACGGCCATGGCCTGGTCCTTGGGCAGCAGCTTTCCGGCTTCCACCTGGGCTTCGGCGAACGAGACGAAGCCCGCAGTGCGGTCGGCGCGTGCGCGCTCCGCGAAGGAGGCGGACTTGGTTTCGGCGGCTTCGGCCTTCTTGCCGGCCTCCTTGGCGTCGGCCTCGGCCTTCTCACGGGCGGCCTTCTCGGCCGCCAGCTTGGCGTTGGCTTCATCCAACTGGGCTTGCAGTTCTTTGCTCATGTCGTCGGGCTCCTGTGTTGACGGTTGGGCGGTTACGGGTTCAGAAAACGAGACGGCGCCGCCCGCGTCGTCTTCGGAGAAATTCACGTCCTTGAGCCCCTTCACCGCTGGCGGCTGCGCGCCGAGCCATGCGACGTGGCGCACGTACCAGGTGCCGGGCTTCGGATTGCTGGGGTCTTGGGGGTGGTAGAACGAGGTGCTGCGCTTCTTCACGCGGCCGCTGGCCACGAGCTCGGCGAACTGCGGCTCGACCTGCTTGTGCTCTGCAATGCGCAACACGCCGCCCTGGACGGCCAGGCGGCCCACCCAGCCGTAGGCCGGGGCGTTGTGCTTGGGGTGCCCGACCGTGTGCGGCGCTTCGTGCACGGCCGGGTCATAGGCCGCAGCGCTTGCGGCCAGGTCGGCTTCGGTGATCGTGTGCACGGTGCCGTCATCGGCCGTGCGGGTGCCTGCGGCGAATATCTCGATGCCATCGGGCAACGAGGGAGTGGAGGGGGCGGCTGCTTGAGGCATGCCGCCAGTGTTCCGGCGCGGCGCCGGAAAGTATTGGGAACCAGGACCCTATTTGCAGCGGCGGCGGATCACAGGTCCAACAGAAGGTCGTTGATGGTTTCGACGATGAGGGCGCTTTCCTCGGGGTAGAGGGTACCGTCCTGGCGCACGGGCAGGTAGGGGCGCGCGGGAATCTCCACCTTCAAACCCCGGCCCGCCTTGCCTCCGAACTGGTGGATCGCGGCATACACGGGCGTGGCCTGTACCGTGACCTGGTCGGCCGTGGCAAGTGCAACGATCTGCCGCCGCAGATCGCCCGATTCCCCGATAAGTGGCTTTTTGCCCGCGATGCGCCGCTCGCCCGCCGCGTTGAGGCTGCCGTTCTTCTTGCGGTAGGACTTGCCCAGGCGCGCGGTGAGGATCCCCAGCGTCGCGGCAGCGTTGGGCTTCCATGGCGAGCCATCGGGGCTGGTGCTCGTTTCGAAGCGGCGCTGGGTGCGTTCTACTATGTCATCGCCGATGACCTGCAGCGCGGGCTGCATGTTTTCGGCACGCTCGGCCATGCGCTGCAGCATGGTCTGGACGGGCTGGTCTTGGACGATTACGGTGAAGGCAGTCATAATTCAGGCCGGTGGGCGGTAGTTTCCAATGGGAATGGTTAGAGGCCGCAAGGCACCTATGATCCGGTTCGAATCCGGCGCCGCCTACCCCTTCTTTTGTGCCAGGCGCACATACTGCGAGCCTTCGGCGATGTTCGACGGCTCCACCAATCCCCCCGTTTGCACGAAGTTGGACACCAGGTTGGCGCGCACGCCGTTGAAACGGCCTTTCATGTTGCGATTGACGCGCACCACGAGCTTGCCCCAGCGCTCGCCCAGGTCGATGGCGTAGATGAGCGCCTCGTCCCGAGTGTCCAAGTAAGGCTCGGCCGCTTCCAGCAAGCGCGGCAGTTCGCGCCACACCTCCACGGGCAGTGCCGAGCCGCGCTCGGTCTTGGTGTCGCGGATAGCGTGCAGCAGCTCGGTGTCGCGCATCCATACACCCGCGTTTTCCAGGGCCACGCCGCGCCCAGCCAGGGCCTGCACCGTCTCCGGAGCCACGGTGTGGACCTGCACCGTGGCGCCGCCCGCGCGCATGGCCGAGGCGGTATCGGCCACCATGGCCTGCCACTGCTGCAGCCGCTCGGCGGCCAGCACCGGGCGCAGCTCGCGCCACATGGCCGCGCCGATGGGCGCATCGAGCGCGAGTAGCTTGTCGTCAACGAAGCGCTGCAGGGGCCAGCCGGATGCAGCGCCCGGCGCGTGGTCGAAGCCCTTGCCAATGCCGACAGGTGCGCCGGTCTTGGGGTCGATCTTGTCCCACCCCTCGGGCGGCTCGCCCAGGCCAGCCCGCGCACTGGCCTCACCTTCGCGCCTGCTCACAGCCACGATGCGGCATTCGCACCCTATACCGTTGGGTGCGAAGTGCGTCTTGAAGAACGGATGATCGTGGTGCAGCGTAAGACCATGCCAGGCCAGGTGGTGCTCGCGCGGGTGCATCACCGTGTCGCTGTGCAAATAGCGCCAGAAAGGGCGCAGCCGCACATAGCCGGGCTCCAGCATCTGCTGGCGGCGCCCGGCCGCGTAGGAGGTGGCCATGTTCGTTTTGTAAATGACACGCGTCCGCCACGCCTCGCCCTCGGCCGAGCCTTCTCCGGTCCAGCCGGTCCAGCCATGCTTTGCAACGATGTCCCGGAAATCGCGCCGGAATGCCTCCAACCCCAGGCCATCGGTAGCGCGCTGCACCATGGCGGCCTGCAGGTCGGCCACCAGGTCCGCCTTGGCCGCGCCCGCAACAACGAATGCGCGGTCGTGCGCGGCGGCGGCGATCTCGCCCCAGCGCTCAGTGGGTAAAGCCAGCTTGGCGCGCAGATAGGCAATCTGCGCGTCGAATGGCGTATTGAAGCCGAACGCTGCATCAGCCATGAACACTCCTGCCGGCCAATGCCCCGGAATGCCGTTTACAGGCTTTTATAAACACCCCTGGCGCCAATAAACGGCCCAGGGTGGCGCACAGGTTGTTGAGGGCCTTAAAACGGCGCACATCACGCTTTCGAGTTTTCACCGCGTGCCGCATCCATGCCTTTCAGCTCTGCCAAGGCGAAAGCGGCGGCCATCAAGCGCGTGAGGTCGGCGGTATCGAGAGCGCCGTACTGCGCCAGGATCGCGGCGCGCACGCCGTCCATGTCGCCGGCCTGGCCGACGATGGCCTGCAAATCGTCGGTCACGCGTTGCCACTCAGGCGCGGCGCGGCGCTCCAGGGCAGCGGTCACAGCGCCCAGCAGATCGGGGTCGCCTTCGGCGAAGCTGGCAGGCGCAGGGCCACCGGGCGCGGGCGGCGCGGGCGGTGTTACCGCCTGGCGCCGTCTCCAGCCCTCGCCGTACTTGGCACGCACGGTGTTCTCGTCGAGCTCGAAGCCCATCTCGTGCACGGCCTTGTCCGCCTCGGCCTGGGCCTTGATGTCTTCTTCCTCCTTGATTTGGCGATAGACGTGGCAGGGCTCGAAGCCGTTGAGCTCGCAAATCCAGGCGACAAGGGTTTCGTTCAGGGTCTCCGAGAGCAAGTCGCTGTCGGCCTGCGTGAGGTCCTGGCGTACGTCCTTGCGCTCCTTGCTGGCGGCGGCCAGCGCCCCCCCGCCACTGCGCTGCGGCTCCTGCCCCGTGAGCACTTCGGCGATCCAGTCGTCCATGTACTCGCACAGGGCCTGCTGCGTGGTGACATTGCCCGATAGCTTGGCCTCCAGTAGCGAGATCTCCATACCCTCGGGTGTGGCCACGAACCCGTCGCTGCTGAACGCGCGCAGCGCATCAGCCAGCGTCCCCTTTTCCTTGGGGCCGGAGTTGCGCGGGTATTTGCCCCAAGGCGTGGGCGATCCGAAGCGGTCGCACAGCTTGTTCCAGGCCACGATGCCCTTGCGCTTGAAAAACACGGGCCAGAAGAGCTGCAGGCCCAGGCCGGTGCCGTAGGGGTTGTCGTCTTCGGGGTTGACGCGGTGGACGATGAACTTGCGCTCGGGCACCGGGATGCCCTTGAGCATGGCCTCGCGCGTGAGCATCTGCAGACGGGGCGGTTTGTTCTCGTCGTCCTGCACATACACGAAGCGGCGCTGCGCCCGCTTCGGCGCCCGCAGAGGCACGACCTGGCCATCGCGGATGCCCCACACGATCTCGGCGATGGAGTGACCCGCCAGCAGCGCTTCCAGCAGGTCGGCACACAGCTTGTCGTAAGAAAAGCCCTTGAGGATTTCCGTGACCTTGAGCGCGTCGGCCGTGGCCTTGGCGTTGTTCTTCTGGCGCGGCTCGACCTGCCAGGGCTTGCCGATCAGCGCCAGTTGGCGCTTCTGCAGGCCCGAGAACACCTTTCCATCGCGGCGCAGGTCGCGGTACAGCTCCAGGCTCCCGTTGCCCCGCTCCAGCAGCAGCGGGTCATTGGTGCGCAGCACGCCCATGTAGGCGGTCTCGAATGGGTCGCGCAGGCGGTTGGCGAACTCAGTTTGCAGCTCGGGCGCTGGCACGGCCGCCGATGCCGCAACAGCGGCTGCAGCGACACGGGTGGAACGTTTGTGTTTAGCCATGGACAAAATCTCCCAGCGACTGGCTGCTGCTCTCGCGCTGCCCGCCGCTCATGTACTCGATAGGGGCGCTGGGGTTGCTGCCAGCGTGCAGGGCCAGGGCCAGCGCCCAGAAGCGGTCGGCGTGGCCGTTGACGGCATTGCTGTCTTCGCCGTCGGCGACGAACCGGATGTTTCCCGCCGCTGTGGTGGTCTTTTGCACCTTGCGCAGGTCGGCGCGGATCTTGGGATCTTCGGGAATGCGGACCTTGCGGTCCTCCATGGCGCCGCGCAGCGGGTATGCCAGGGCTTCCTTCACCTGGCCTGAGAAGTTCACACCCTCGACGCGGTGCTCGCCGAACTTGTCCTGTGCGTCATCGGTCCAGCCGATGCCCAGGCCCGTGGAGTCAATGCAGATACGGTCGCAGATGGCGAACCAGGGCCACAGGATGGCCTCCTGTGCGCTCTTGCGCATCTTCTCCATGACCTCGACGTGCCGCGTGTAGAACACGTCGCCGAGCTGCTCGACCACCCACAGGACGGTCAGGTCCTTCTTGCGGCCGATGTCCACGCCAGCGAACAGACGGCCCTGGAATGGCCCCTCCAGGCCGCGCTGCCAGATGTCGCCGCCGGAGTACTCGCAGGCCGTGATGAGGCCGTATTCCAGGAACTTGGCGTCGTCGTCGGCCGGAATGCACATGTACTCCTGGTCGAAGGATTCCGCGTCGGCCGCTCCGGCCTTCGTGAAGTCGAAGTACTCGGCCTCGTCCATGCCCTGCTGCTCGGCATCGGCGGGCAGCGCCTGCTGCAGCTTGAAGAGAAAGCCTTGCTCCAGGGCGTCCTGCAGAGTGACCCGATGCAGGCTGATTTTCTTGGGGTTGCCGCCGTGGCGGGCCTCACGCACCAGCTGGTTGAAGAAGGTGTAGGAACCGCGGTGAGTGCTGACGAGCTCCATGCTGCCGCCCCAGGTGATACCGGGATAGGCAATGGCCCACATCTTGCGCTGCTCGCGGTGGATGGCAAACTCGTCCAGGATGCGGCTGCCCCGCTTGCCCGCCTGGGCGTCGGGGTTGCTGCTCATGCTGTGGATACGCCGGCCGCTGGCGAACTGCAGCACGTAGGCGTTGAGCTTCTTGTCCGCGTCCAGCACCACCTCGCCGAGGTCCTTGGCGGCCATGCCCATGATGCCGGCCCACAGCTTGCAGTCCTCAATGAAGAGCCGCGCCTGGATATCGTCGCGGCTGCTCACCCATTCATCGAAGCGCGCGCCTTGCGCTGCGGCGCGCTCGTCGGCGCCGTAGGCGGTGGACCAGCTGATGCCGATCTGCCGCGACTTCTCCATGAGCTTGATGCGCGACTCGTCCTTGATCCACTTGGACTGGAACGGCAGAAAGATCGCATCGCGATCCTTCGGAATGCACTTGGCGCGGCCCTTGAGCTTCATTCCTTGATCTCGCCGGTGATCAGCAGCGGAAACGCGGGCTCAAAATCGGGCGACAGAATAGAGCACGCCCAGCAAAACAGCCCGAACACCCCCTCGACCAGGGTGAAGTACCACTCCGGCACCCAGTTGCGCTCGGTTACGGTCGGGCCGACCGAATCCGGGTTGCCGATGTACACGGGGACGAGGCCCACGAACCAGCCGTAGTGGGTGTAGTGGGCGCGCAGCGCTGCTTTCGGGACGGGATGGAAGATGCTCATCACGCAATCCCCAGCGCTTCGCGAATGGCGGCCTTGGTCTCGGCTGTCACGCCGCCCTTTGTGGGCATGGCTTCGATCTTTGCGCGCTGCTCCTCCAGCAGCTTCTTGCGCGTGGCTTCCTCGACCTTGGCCTGGAACTCCTTGAGGTTGATGCTCGACCTGGTCAAGGTGGCGATGTTCTTCGCGGCCTTGCTGAGCAGTGCGACGCGCTCGCCAGGGTCGGCAGCATCGTCGCCCTCGGCATCAGCCTCCTGCAGCTCCAGGATGGCCTCGAACAGCTCGGTTTGCACCATGGCCGTCAGGGCCTCGCTGCGGGCGTCCTTGTCGTCGCCGGCATGGGCCTGGATCAGCTTGGCCGCCTCGGTGCTGGCGCGGATGGCAGCCAGGCGCCGTTCCAGCTTCTGGCCGTAGCGACCCACGGCTGACCGGCTGGGCAGGTCACCGGACGCCGCCGCAGCGGGGAAGCGCTCCTGCAGGTCGACGATCAGCTCGTTGAGCGTCATGCTGCCCGTGGCGATCATCGCCAGCAGGTAGGCCTTGATCTCCGGGTCGAGCCGGTCGATGGAACTCTTGCGGCCCATGGCTCACCAGTACTTCGCAGGGCGGGCAATGCCCGGCTCGCAGGGGATGGTGTACTCGGCCAGGTCCACGCCGATGCGCGTGAGCTCGGCGTGCCAGCGGCCGGACGGCTGCTTGTCCACCATCACTAGCTCACGGTCATGCAGGTAGTCCATCTCGCGGCGCAGTTCCAGCGGCGTGGCGTCGGGGTATTCCGACTGGGCCACGGCCAGGATGGGGCCTTCAAACGCACCGATGGGCCGCGCATTGTTCAGCGTGAGGATGATGAGCCAGCGCAGGGCTTCGCGGCGAATACGGGCTTGGTCGATGGTGCTCATGGGCTCCCTCTCTCTGTCATGGATGCGCGCAACTGCGCGTTGTCGATCTTGGTGGCCAGGCCGTCGAGCTTGGCTTCCACGATGGATTGGCCGCGCACGTAGTCCTCGCGGCGCACGTAGTGCAAGGGGAGATCGGCCTGGAAACGGAGGAAGTCGCGCTCCAGGTTCGTGATGTTCTGGGCCTCCAGCTCGCGGGCGCGCTGCAGCGCATCGAAGCGCTCGTTGGAGCGGGTCTCCTGGGCCTCGCTGGCCTTGCTCATGACCACGAAGCGCTCCTCGATGCGCGATTCAAACTGCGCCGCGATAAGCCTGCCCGCCCCAAAAATGAGCGCGGCGAAGCCAGAGAGCAGCGCGGCGCAGAAACCCAGCAACTGCCAAAAGTCGAGCTGCAGAATCACAGGTAGCCTTTCTTCTTTTCCTGGCGCGCCTGGCACGCCACACAGAACTTGCAGCCCGGCACGGCCTGGCGCCGCTGCTCGGGGATCGGTGCACCACAACCCCTTGCTTCACAGAACTCGGCCGAATCGGAGGCTGTCTTGCCTGCCAGGCCGGCGCGCCGTGCCTGGTCGCGCAGCGCGTCCTGCAGCAGCTCGGCCTCACGCGCCTGGGCGCGGTCGATGTCGTCAGTCAACGGCGCTTCCTCCCTGGCCTGCGCGGCACACGGTGATGGCGAAGTCCTGCAGGCCCGCTACCTGGTCGCGGAGTTCGTCAGCCTCTCCTGCCAGGTCTTGATACGCGCCAGCACTTTCTCCAAGTAGCTCTCGGGCGGTGGCGGCTTCGCCAGTGCAGGCGGCAAGGCCGGCATCTCCTGCTGGGTAGGGATCGGGGCGGCTGTTGAGGCGGGCAATCTCGGCATGCAGGCCGCGCACAGCATCAGCGGCAGCAGCAGCACGAACACGGCGCGCAGCCTCGCGTTTGGCGTCTTCATGGGCGGTCCTCTCAAGGTTGCGGAAACGGGTGGCGTTGTCGCGCGCCGTGGCGGCGTTGCGCGCGTTTTCCTGGGTGTCCCAGGCGTGCTGCACGCGGGCGGCGCCCTGTGCATCACCTTGGCTGATCAGGTGGGACTGCCAGAGCTTGACGCCGACGATGGCGCCCGCGATGGCCAGGCCCATTGCGATGGAGCGAATGCTGAAGCTCATAGGCCAGGCCCCCACTGCAGGTAGCGCGGCTGCAGGACCACCAGGATGCGGTGGGGGTAGTCCAGGTTTTCAGTGCAGTGCACGGCCGCGCGGCGGGCTTTACCGCAGGCCGCGTCCACCTGGGCTCGGGTTGGCTGCGCGAGCCCGGTACTCGCCGCCTCCCGTTGCCAGTGGCCGAGCCCGCCGTTGTAGGCGCGCAGCGCAACCCACATGCGGTCGCGCGGCAGGTAGTAGGCTGGCGTGCGGTCGTACAGCCAGCGGTCATAGGTGACCAAGGCGCGCAGCGCCCATGCCGGACTGAAGGGCTGCTGCGCCACCAGGTCGGGGCTCTGCGTTGCAATCCAGCGCGTGGTGGCTGGCATGAACTGCGCCAGGCCCTGGGCACCGACGTGCGAGACAGCACCGGGGCGCCAGGCGCTCTCCTGGTGCACCTGGGCCGCAAATACTGCCACGGGTGCACTCAGGCCCCAGACGGCATGCGCGGTGCGCACCAGCAGCGCGCGGTGCTGCTGCGCGGCCTGGGGCACCTGTGCCTGGCTGCAACTCGCGGCCACGGAAAGCGCAGCAGCAGCGAGCCAGCCCCATGTGGGTACGCGGGACCAGCGCATTACAGCCCCGTGGCCATGGCAAGCATGGCAGCGCCCACGATCAGGGCGCGGCGAACCATGGCCCAGAGGAAGACGGCCTCGTAGCCCGCGACGACGGGATAGTCCACGTCGCCCTCGGGCTCATCGGTGCCGTAGCGCCAGTCGCGGTGCAGGTAGCCGTCTGGCCGGGCGTAGGGGAAGAGTGCGCGGTCCAGCCAGTAGCCGACCACTGCGGCCAGCGCCAGGAGCGTGGCCTTGTAGAGCACCACCGGCAACTGCGGCGGCGCGACGATGGCGACGGCGGCCAGCAAGAGCGCGGCCAGCACAAGCCAGGTGGTGGTGCGCGGCGCGCGCAGCCAGGTGGGGATGAAGTCTCGCATTACACGGCAGCTCCGAGAGGGTTGAAGATTGAACAGCTCGAAAGCCGTCAGTCTTCCCGTCTCGGGGCGCCGTGTATTGGGAACTGGGACCTTATTTCAGTGAGCTTTTGGCCCTTTGGGCAGGCGTCTCCGGAATCGTGCATGCATGCGCGCGCGCAGTATCCAGGGCTTGCGTGGCAAGCGGGGCCGCTGCCCCTGGAATCGTGCATACATGTGAGCGATTCTGAAAATGTGCATGGTCGCCGCCAGCACTGAGCAAAGGGCGTACAAAAACAGCCCGTAGCCCATGGCGCCGCCCAGGCCATTGAGCAACGGCAACACCGGGTGCAGCTCAACCATCCACGGTGCATAAAACCACCATGCCTTAGCCAATACCGCCGCAAGCAGCGCCAGCGCCTGCACCACAATGAAATGCACAAACGTCGCGCACAGCGCCACATATGCATTAACCGGTGCGCCGTCGTCCTCTGCCAGCAGGGCACGAAATTTTTCGTCGCCAAAGCCTATGAAAATGGCAAACCCGCCCAAGGTAAAGCCTAGCAAATTGGGCAAAACCGCCAAGCACTGCTCCCACCATTGCGGTGCTACCCAAGTAGGCACCGTCAGCGCCAACAGCACCAGGGCCGCATGCAGATAGGGCGAACGCAGCAAAGCGCCCAGGCCGCCATAAGCGGCCCAGTACACCTTGAAAATGGCTGCAACGCCTTTGTACTGCTTGAACATCTATCCCTTGTGTGACTTGCCTTTGACTATGGAGCTGATTCGCCCCAGTACGTTCCAGACTGACTCTACAGCCTCGTTCACAATTTCTGGGTATACCGCAGGCTTAGCCCTGGTGGACTCCGTGGCGGACATGCCGACCGCATCGTAGCCCTTAGCCTCGACATGCCCATTATTGGCAGCCACCTGGGCTTCAAGCTTCATCTCTTCATCGGGCTCAATACCGTCTGGATCGTTGGAGGTCATCTCTTCACGGATACGGTTGATGTTGCGCTGCTCCATGCGCCGCATGATGCGCTGTTCCACATCTCCCGCATCATCCGCATTCGGGCGCTTGAACTCGAAAATGATCTTGGTGATGCGGTGGATGCTCAATACCTCTTCCACTGCTGCCTCGTCCGGTTTCACGGTCACCTCCACAGGTGGCATATCGTGTTTGCGAGAGACCTCATCGAATAGCTGCTGCAAAAAAACCTCCGCGATGGACGGCCCCATCGTGACCTTCCTGTCCTTGCTGACATACCAAAACCGATGCTCCTTGGGTCTGAAGATGAAGGGGATGTGCTCCAGATTGGGGTGCAGGTTGCCAGGGATGCTGATCTGTTCGGTTTCGGCATCTTCGGCTGGTTTGCCCGTCTGGGTGTTGAACCATGGCGCATTGGGATCGATGTTGGTGAAACGATAGATTTCCCCCTGCAGTTCGTTTTTATCGACCGCGTTCTTGGTGTCGTACAAAGCGCCAAGTAGGTATCCGTCTGATTTTCCGCGAGTGGCAATGCGCTTTAACCGATAGGCTTTCTGAAACAAGTCCACATACCCCTGTGGACTATGGGGCGCATGCATGGAGATGTTGATCTGGCGGATTTCTATGGTTCTTGGTTTGGCCACTTTGCCTCCTCTGGTTGATTAGAAACTGTCATTTTTCACCCCGCGCACAGGGGCTTGATGTGGTCCACCTCATACCCTTGCCTTGGCATGGGCCGCGCCTGACGCTGTTGGTGGGGCATGGGTTCTGGCGCTTGAATTCGGCTACTGCTGCGCTGGAGCGGGGGATGCTGCCATCGGCAGTTGGCGCCGAAAAGGCCAGCAATGCGATGTCTAGGACTTGGTGCAATTGCCCGCCCAGAATGATGCTGTAAACAGCGGATCACGCGGCGTCTTCTCCAAATCAATGGACAACACTTCATGCGCTGATCCATTGTTTGGGACCCCCAGCAAGACCGCATACCGAACGGCGCCAGCATAGGCACCAAAAGAGTTCTTGGCGTTCACCTCTCCGCAGGCGTATTTGAGTTGGGTGTACTTGGTGCTTGGGTCCGGGAAATCGACGATGTATCCGTTGCTAAATTGTGCTGATGCCGGGTCTTTCAGCTCCGCAGAAACTGCGCGCTGGGCGACTTCCAAGAGCGATTTCTCGGACACCGTGCATCCGGCAAAAATGGCAGAAAAAACCAGCGCCGCGCTTGCTGTTTTCAAGTTGGTTTTCATCGGTTACTCGCCACTGCGTGCGGCTTTGATGAACGCAGCCCAAGCCGCCACAAATTCTTCAGCCGCCTCAGCATTGCTCACCAAATATTCTTCTCGCATGCCCGTGGTCGAGCGCAGCGAAAGCTGGCCATAGAGAACCACTGGAATTTCGTAGTTGTCCTTGAAGCGCCGGTCGGGGGAGCCGTCCTTGTTCACTTTGGCCCAGGTTCGATCCACAGTCTTTGAATCTGTTGGCACAGCTTCGGTCTCATGGAAGCGCACGGGGTCGTAGGTAATTTCCACTTCGCTCAAATCCAGCAGCGAGAACGCATCTGTCGAGACAAAGTACAGAATAAAACCGGGGTAAAGATACAGATCCCCCCCATTCGCGTTGCCCAGATGCGGCGCCTGCCAATCGGCCTCGATCACCTCGCAACGCCCCAAGTCAAACCGTACCGGCTTGCGCATGACAGTACGGTGCGCCATCGTGCGCTCTGCCACACGGTTGGTGCTGCGTTCTTGCACGGTGTCCCAGATGCGCGACGCGTTTTTGAGGGCGGCGAATGCATCGCTCATGCGCAGAAAAGCCGAGCGCGCCGCGTCTGGCATTTCGATTTGCGTGGATAGACGGGCCTGACTCTGCTGCTCTTCCAGCTCGGCCCGGACATCCGTAGTGAGCTGTGCTGCCTCCTGCAGTTGTTGAAACCGCTGCTTGCGCACTCGCTTGAAAAGCCATCCATTGCGCCAGCGGTCGTAGGTTTGTACCGCTTGGCGCTCGGCTTTCTGGGCTGTGATCAGCTCGGTTTCGATGGCGCTCTGCTCTGTACGTGCCTGAATGAGCAGTCGCTTGAATTCGTGCAAGCCTTGGGACGTCAGTTCATGCGTGCTGGCGCTGGCCACTTCTTGCATCTGCAGCGCTTCAAATCGCGGCTGGAGACCGGGAGCGTGCGAAGGGAGTGATGCTGGCTCTCTTCGTGATGCCTCTTGCTTACCCGCCAGAGGTTGCCTGAATGACAGGCCTGTGCCAGGAACATTGGCAGTAAATGCGGCCCCCCGTGTGCCATGCGTGAGCCGAAACGGGCCAACACCCACAGAGGTACTTATGCCGCTGGGTGACAGCGTCAGTCGAACGCCGGGCAGTGGACTAAAACTCTTGCGAAAACGCCATCCCATTACGCCCCTCCCCAACTTGGTTCATTCGCCGCCTCACGCGGCCTTTCCGCGCTTGCAGCCACCAGCGCCAGGCGCGAACGTCTCAAGCGTTGTCTTGACCCCTGCACGGACCCCAGCGGGTGCGTTTCGGAAGTTGTCCAGCAGGACTTCTTCATCTGGCGCCAGCGTGGGTGTAGTTGCTGCCGCGCCGCTGGTGCGCTGGCCCGTAAGGATGTAAAGAACATCTGCACCTGCCGCCGCGATTGCCGCTAGGTAGCCCGCATCGGGCTGCCTTTCGCCAGATTCGTAGTTGATTTGGGCGCGCTTCTGAACGCCGCCTAGGGCGCCGAACTTCTCCTGGCTCATTGCCAGGCGCTCGCGCTCCTCCCGCAATCGCACACAAATGTTCATACGAGCACCAAATAGCGCTTGCAAGGTGCACAAATGAGCACCATAATCAAGCCAACACGTTTCAACAACAAGCCACCAGCGCCAACTGGTGACAACACAAAAGGACGCACCACCATGCCCCTTAAATCCCGCAAGCAAGTCCGCGACGAGTTCGCCAGCCGTGGCTGGTCGTACTCTGAATGGGCCAAGCAGCGCGGCTACTCGGCCGCGCTGGTCTGCATGATCGTCAACGACGATGACCGCGCCCCCCATCGCAAGTGCCTGCGCGGCGAGAGCCACAACATTGCCGTGGAACTGGGCCTGAAGGCCGGAACGGTCTCGCGTGGCACTGCGCCCCACATGCAACTGCGCGCGGCATGAACGGTATGTCCAGCATGCATCTTACTGGCGCACCGCTGTTTCGCATCGCCGATCCATGGCGCGAGTATTTGGCCCAAGTCAAAATATCGACGGCGGGCGTGGAGGCACTGGCCGCCCAGGGTGCAGTGGCGGAGGCGTATCTCCTTCTACAAAGCCTGCGAGCTGCCCGAGGTACGCCTGCCAGCCAGTGCACGCCTCCAGCAACGCCTCCTTTCGCGGCGGTTCCTCGGCAATGTTCAACTGGTGCAGGCGCCGCGCAGCGTCTACCACTGCATGGCGCGGGAGCTGGCGCACCAGCTCGGTCAGAAGGCAGTGCTGCGCCCAAAGCTGATGCTCCAGCGGGGCGAGGCGCGCAGACACAGCGCGTTCGACTATTCGTTCGATCAGTACGGTTTCGGCCATTGGTTTCCTCCTGGGGGGCATTGCAGCAGAGTCGTGCAGCCGCCACCAGAGGCGGGCGGCTTCTTTGTTTGGAAGCCCTGTTCGGGAGGGCCTTCCAATGACCCGCAGGAATTGGAAACACGCCCGCGCGAACAGCCTCACGCACGCCCTGCGGCTGTGCAAGGAGTTCGCCCTGGACCGGCATAACCTGGGTGTGGAGCGCATTGCCGACCGCATGGGGCAGAGCCACGACAACCTCTACAAGTGGCTGGCCACGGGCCGCATGCCGGCCATCCTGATCCCGGCCTATGAGCATGCCTGTGGCGCCCATTTCGTGAGCGACTGGCTGGCGGCCAGCGCGGGCCGGCTGGTGGTGCCGATGCCCACGGGCCGCGCCGCGACGGAGGCCGACCTGCTGGCCGTGAACAGCAGCTGCGCCGCCGCGCTGGCCCTGCTCACCCAGTTTTATGCCGACCCCGCATCGGCCGACCTCGCCGCCACCACCGATGCGCTGCGCGCGCACTTGGAACAGGTGGCATTCCATCAAGCCAACGTGGCGCGCTACGCCGCGCCGGAACTGGATCTCTGACCATGGACTATTTTGACCAGATTGCTACTGGCGTGCGCCCACCGCCGCCGCCCAGCACCAGGATTGTCACTGTCCAGCCCAGCACGGAGAAGGAGCTGCAGTTGGGCTACGCCCTGGCCAAGCAGGTGCCCGACATGGTGCACCGCGGCTTCATCATCGAGACCGCCTACGGCGAGATCGTCATCGAGCCCGGCCGCCACGCGGATGCCATCGCTGCGGCCGTGCGACGCGCCTTGGAGGCGCAGCTCAAGAGCGCCACGTCCAAGAAGGGCCGGACGGCATGAGCAACCCCCAGCATCACCAACCCGCCCGCCGCGCGCTGCGCCTGCTGTGGGTACTGCAGGGCCATGCCTTTGATGGCGTGCGACTGAAGCAGGTAGCCGAGGCGCTGCAAGTTTCGTCGCCCATGGCGCTGCGCGACCTGGAGTTGCTCGCCGACGAGGGGGTGGCCGAGCGCATCCCCGGCAACGAAGAGTGCTGGCGGCTGACCCCGAAGCTGATCCAGCTTGCCCGCGCCCACGACGACGAGCTGCGCCGCGTGCGCCAGCGCGTTGACGACATCGACCAGCGCTACACGCGCGCCATCTGACCACAACCCGAAGGAGGAAACACAACATGGCAGGACGCAAACCAATGCCCCCCGCAGAACAGCGCGGCCCTGATTTTGTGGGCGCAACGCCCGCCGACATGGCAGAGCAGGAGGCCCGCGCACGCAATGCCGTTGCCGTGGCAACCAGCCAGCAAGAGAGCGCCGTTCGCGCCGTGGCGCAGCAGTTGGGCTACCAGTTGCCCGCCGACTGCACGGACCCAGACCTGATCCAGCGAGACATCGCGGCCAACATGCGGCGCAGTGTGGAGGCGTGCTTGCAGGTTGGCATGGGGTTGACGGTTCTCAAATCGGCCTGCCAGCACGGAGAGTTCCTGTCCCGTCTTGACGTCCTGGGCATTGAAGTAACGGTGGCACAACGGTTCATGCACGCCGCCCGAAAGTTCTCAAATGCCGCGACGTCGCGGCTTTTAGGAGCGGCCGGGAACCAGTCCAAGCTGCTGGAAATGCTCGTCCTGGACGATGAGCAGATCGAGGAGCTGGAGCTGACCGGCCAGACTGGTGAGCTGAGCCTGGACGATGTGGCCACCATGAGCGTGAAGGAGCTGCGCGCGGCGCTGCGCCAGGCAAAGCAGGACAACGCCTATGCCAACCAGCAGCGCGAGAAGGAGCGCGAGCGGGCTGACAAGGCCGAGAAGAAACTGGCCGGCAAACGCCCCGTGGTGGTGCCCCTGGATGAACGCATCCTGCCCTTCAAGGGCGAGATCGCTGAGCGTCAGGCGCTCATCGAGAACGGAATCGCCGCCCACCATGAGGCCACCATTGCCCTGGAACAGTGGTGGACGGAAGAGGTTACCCAGGCCGAAGGCTACGACCCCCAGGCGCCCGCGCCGCTGCCGCGCAGCGTGGCCCTGGTGGCCCTGCATCTGCAGGACGCCATCAACCGGCTGGCCGAGCTGGTGGGCGCGGCGCAGCACGCCTTCGAGGAACGCTTTGGCGACGACCTGGCCGAAGCGCGCCAG